ACTCCAAATGTCTCTGAAGAGGTATTTCATAAGCTTTCTGAAGAGAACATCAAAGCTGTCAATAAGTACATCGAAGCCAAGATGACCGCTACGTGGTTTAGCGAAGCTCCTGGGGCTCCACGTACTCGAGATGTTATTACCGCTGAGCTCATTTACTATTGGATGATAACATTTCAGATTCCATTCGAGTGTGAAAACTGGCATCTCAATAGACTCTTTACTTTGATTCGAGTTTGTAACATCAAACAAGCGAAGCCAAAGAAGATGAGTCGCTCCGAAATGGCTGCTCGGAATCGAGAACTCAATGCGCAGCGTAGACAGCAACTCGGCACCAAAGGCTAGAAAGGGGGTGACATGGCAGTTCTCAAATGGGATGAGGTTGGAGAGCGAATTTATCAGACTGGAATCGATAAAGGAGTTCTCTATCTTCAAGACGGAAAGGTAGTTGTCTGGAATGGTCTCATCGGAATTGAAGAATCCCCGAATTCCGAATTGAAATCGTTCTTCTTGGACGGTGTCAAGTATTTGGAGAATCTAACCCCGAGCGACTTTGTGGGAAAGCTCAAGGCATTTACCTATCCCGACGAATTCGATACTGTAAACGGGATTGCTATCGTTTCTCCCGGATTGTCCTATCATGAGCAACCACCAAAAAGTTTCAGTATGTCGTATAGGACGAAAGTTGGTAACGATGTCGAGGGCGAAGAGCACGGCTATAAAATTCACATTCTTTACAATGTTCTTGCTACTCCTGATACGAAGGGTTTCTCAACAATTCAAGATTCAGGAGTTCAACCCGTTGAATTTGGATGGACCTTAACGGGAACTCCACAGAAGATCAACAAATTTAGACCAACGGTTCATGTTTCTATCGATTCGAGAACCACACCTCCTGAAGTCATGCGGTTGCTGGAAAGTAAGCTTTATGGAACGACAAAAAATGCTCCTAGTCTTCCACCGATCACTGAAGTTGGTGAATACTTCGGATTTCGTGACGCTCTTCTCATCATCGACTTTGGAGATGGTACTTGGATGGCTATTGACGAAGCAAATAACTACATCGATATGCTCGATCCTACTACTTTCCAGATCGTTGGCGCGGACGCTACCTTTATCGATCCGGATACGTATCATATTTCGTCTACCAATGTCAGCTAGCAGGACTAAGGAGGTGAAATGGCTACAATTACAGGTCTAACCGCTGATCGAATGCTAGAAATTGAAGGTCAAACGGTTGTTTCGGGTGCAATTGTCAATAATCATCTAATTCTTACTAAATTCGACGGAACAACAGTTGATACAGGCGTTCTTCCTCCGGGTCCACAAGGTCCAGTAGGTCCTGCTGGCGGTCTGATTCCGGGAGAACTTCGACTATGGCCGGGAACTACACTTCCGGCAGCTGTAGATTTCGGTAAGTGGGTATGGGCCGATGGCGCAGTTTATGCGGTCGCAACATATCCCAAAGCTGCGGCGAGCATTGCCACCGAATGGCGTACCTTCGGAGGAGCAAGTGATCCCGGAGCACCAAATTTCCGTGTTCCTGATATGCGAGGTGTGACTCCAGTTGGTATGGATGCTATGCCAGGAGGAGCTCGAGCCAATCGCATGACTCGTACTGTGGCGATCACTATTGCTGGAAGAACTGGTGAAGAAACGCATATCATCACAGTTCCTGAAATGGCTGCACACGGACACGCTGTTACCGATCCGGGTCATGCACATATTTACGATCAAGGTGCGGGTAACTCGATTGGTGGTCAGTTCGGAAACTATCCGTCTTATGATACCCAAACTTTGGGTCGAGGAAACTGGATCAGAGCAGCGCTTACCGGTATCTCAATCGCAAATGCGGGTGGTAACGGCGCACACGAGAACGTCCAGCCGTCGGTTTTCATTCCGTACATTGTAAAATTGGACGATTAAAATGAGAATCGAACTCGCAGGGAGTCTAATTCGTCCTGACCCGTTGGTTTTAAGATTTGACGCCAATGCAACGTTCGATACTTTGAAGTATATCGACATGGAGTACACACATTTCGAAGTGATCTGCATTGGTGGAGGCGGAGGAGCCGGTGGGGGGATCGATACCGCTAACACAGGCACTCAGATCAGAAGTTTCGGAGGAGCTGGTGGCGGTGGCGGATTTCATCGTGTTCGTGGTTTGTTGTCTGCTCTGCCTGATACTTGTCCTGTGGTTGTTGGTGGAGGTGGCGCACTAGGGACCGAACATGCAAGCAATCCTGCTCTCACTACCAACGGTGGTGACGGAGGAGCTTCGACATTCAACACCAATACTTGCCGAGCTTCAGGTGGTGAAGGTGGTAAGCGCGTCCAATCTAACTCTGTAACTGTATCTACTCAAGCTAATGGAGGCGTTGGTGGATCGGGAAATCGCATCGTTGTCGGAGGAGGAGCAGCGGGAGGCGTTGCGGGTACTCCATCAGCAACGGGTCCGGGAACTCTTGGGACAGCTGGAGCAGATGGTACGCTCATCAACAACAACGGCAAAGGCGGAGGTGGGGGAGCAGGCGGCGTCGGAAAGTATGGAGGAGTCGCTTGCAATGCTGCGACAGCTGGAGGACGCGGCGCTTACAATCCCGGAGATACATCGGTCTACGGTCCTGGAGCTGCTCCAAGTAATGGTCCGGTTACTGGAGCTCCGAATGTGGTCCCTGGCGGAGCTAGCGGAGCTAAAGCATCTCCTCTGAACGGATTGCCGACCGTATTTGGACAGTCTCGAGGAGGGATGGCTGGTACTCCTGGAGTGGTGATCGTTCGTCTAACGGTGGAGTAGTCATGATCACTATTACGGAGAAAGGATCATTCGGCAGGACCGAACGATGGCTGGCGGCAATGAAGGACTCCCAGAGATTTGCCGTTCTGAACAAGTACGGATCTATGGGTCAGAACGCCTTGTCCAATGCCACACCGGTTGAATCGGGATTGACTGCGGGATCGTGGTCATATTCTATCGTTCAACGACCGGGATATTACTCAATTCGTTGGAGTAACAGCCATATCGAGGACGGCGTCCCCATCGCAGTCATCCTCCAGTACGGCCACGGGACCGGAACGGGTGGATACGTGCAAGGACGAGACTATATTATGCCTGCAATTCGGCCTATATTTGACCAAATCGTAGCTGAAGCATGGAAGGAGGTGACCAGGATTTAATGGCAACCATTGATGACAAAGTCGTAGCGATTAGTTTCGAATCAGGCAAGTTCGAGCAGGGTATTAACAGCGCAATTCGTGCACTCGACAAGCTGAAGGCTAATCTGAAGTTCGATCAACTAGGAAAAGGCCTGGACACCGTCCAAAACGCAATAAGTAAGTTCAACCTTGGCAAGGTGGGACAGGCAGTAGACGAAGTAAGCCACAAGTTCGACGCTCTCCGACTTATGGCGATCAGCGTGATGTCGCAGTTGGCGACACAAGCAATTCGAGCTGGTGCGGCGTTTGTCAAATCGTTCACATTAGATCCGATCAAGGCCGGATTCGCCGAGTATTCGACCAACCTAAATGCTATTCAGACGATCTTGGCCAACACTGCGGCTGCTGGAACAAAGCTCAAGGACGTCAATGCGGCTCTCGACGAGCTGAATGATTATTCGGACAAGACGATCTACAACTTTAGTCAGATGGCCAAGAACATCGGTACCTTCACGGCTGCCGGTGTTGAGTTGGGTACAGCGACAGCATCGATCAAGGGTATCGCTAACCTGGCTGCGCTCTCGGGTTCGAATGCCGATCAGGCCGCAACAGCAATGTATCAGCTGTCACAGGCCATTTCAGCTGGATCGGTGAAGCTGCAGGACTGGAACTCGGTTGTCAATGCGGGTATGGGTGGTACGGTCTTCCAGAGAGCTCTCGCTCAAACCGCGGAAGCTATGGGCACCTTGGAAAAGGGAGCCGTCAAGCTCGAAGGTCCGATGAAGAATGTCTCGATTCACGGAGAGGCATTCCGTCAGTCGTTGTCAACACCAGGTAAGGCTTCTTGGCTTACTTCTGATGTCCTGACAAAGACTCTTCAGCAGTTCACGTCCGATCTGTCGGATGCTGAGCTCGCGGCTATGGGCTTCAATAAAGCTCAGATTGCTGCGATTCAGCAGACCGCCAAGACGGCAATGCACGCAGCGACCGAGGTTAAGACGATCGCACAGGTGTTTGACGTTGCGAAAGAAACGATGGGATCGGGCTGGGCGAAGACATTCCAAATCATATTTGGTACCTTCACCGAAGCTAAGACCACGTTCACCGCAATGTCGAATGCCATTAACGGCTTTCTCAATGCAAGTGCTGATGCTCGCAACAAGGTACTAAGCGATTGGAAGGCCCTCGGTGGACGAACGGTTCTTATTGATTCTATTAGCACTGCTTTTCATAACCTGGGTCTTGTTCTGGCGCCAATAAAGGAAGCGTTCAGGGATATTTTCCCAGCGGTGACAGGGAAGAATCTCTACGACCTAACGCTGCAGTTTCAGAGGTTTGCCAACGCGTTAAAGCCTAGTGAACAGACTATCGAGAACTTGAAGCGGACGTTCCGTGGTCTCTTTGCCATTCTGGACATCGGCAGGCAGATCGTTGGCGGGATTATCGGCGTATTTGCAAAGTTGTTCGGTGCCGTAGCCGGAGGTTCGGGCGGTTTCCTCGAGATCACCGGAGCTCTTGGCGATTTCATCTACAGCATTGATCAGGCTCTGAAGAAGGGCAAGGGCATAGAAAAGTTCTTCGATGGGCTTGGGGATATTCTGGCTAAGCCTGTCGAAATGATTGGTCGTTTGGCCGATGCTCTTGGCGATTTGTTTAGCGGATTTTCCCCCGGAGGATTTGTTGGACAAATATCGGCAATGTCCGGCGCTTTGTCCCCATTCCAGAGGATTCTCGAAGGCGTCGCTACGGTCTGGGACAAGTTCGTAAGCAGTGTCGAGGAAAGCGAAGCTCTACAGAACGTCTTCGACAATCTTATCAACTTGATTACTGGATTGGGCACTGCTATCGGTCAGGCCGCATCGAACATGAACTTCGAAGCAATTCTAGCCGTTGTCCGGACGGGACTCTTGGGCGGACTTGTTCTGATGCTCAAGAACTTCTTCGGTAAGGGCAGCTTGCTGGAGCAGATCAGTAAGGGGTTCGGTGGTGGAATTCTTGAGAACATTGCGGGCTCGTTTAAGGCGCTTGAGGGCTCGATGGTGGCGCTCCAGAACAACCTCAAGGCGAAGACCCTCAAAGAAATCGCCATTGCCATCGCCCTCCTAGCAGCTTCGGTACTTGTCCTGTCGCTCGTCGATCCGGCGAGACTGAATTCAGCTATTGCAGCGATTGCAATCATGATGGGCGAACTTCTCGGCGCTATGGCAGTCATCGACAAGATCTCCAAGTCGGGTGGCTTCCTCAAGCTTCCGATCGTTGCTGCTGGTTTGATTGCTCTGGCTGCAGCTATCGATGTTCTTGTGATTGCCGTTGTGGCCCTCAGTCGCCTCAGTTGGGGTGAGCTGCTCAAGGGTCTTGGCGGAGTCGCTGCTCTCCTAGTAGGGATTACTGCAGCTGCTATTCCATTGAGTGCAAGCTCGGCAGGAATGATCCGAGCTGGCGTTGGCATTTCAGCTATCGCAATCGGCATGAATCTCTTGGCTCTCGCCGTAAAGCAGTTCGCAGGCCTGAACATGGCCGAGCTCGGTAAGGGTCTTGGATCTGTTGGTGCCGGTCTTGTCATTGTGGCAGGTGCCATGAAGATTATGCCAAAGAGCATGATCGCTCAAGGCGCAGCCATCATTGCCATCGCGCTTGGTCTCAAGATCTTGGCGAGTGCAGTTGCGCAGTTTGGTGGTCTGAATTGGAGTGCAATTGGCAAGGGAATGCTCGGTATCGGCGGGGCACTTGTTGTCATCGCTGGCGCCATGCATCTCATGCCGAAGAACATGATCCTCACTGCTGCCGGTCTTCTTCTGGTCTCTCTTGCTCTTGGCAAAATTGCTGCGGCAGTTGAAAGCATGGGTGGAATGTCTATTGGCGCAATCGCAAAGGGTCTGGGCACTCTTGCCGGATCTTTGGCGATCTTGGCGGCCGCTTTGTATGTTATGTCAGGAACACTAGCAGGTGCAGCGGCTCTAACTGTTGCTGCCGTAGGCATTTCTATGCTTGCTGGAGCCTTGGTGAAACTTGGAGGATTGTCTTGGGGATCGATTCTCAAGGGTCTCGTTGCGCTTGCTGCGGCGTTTGCAGTGATTGGTGTAGCGGGAGCGTTGATCACAGCAGCTGT